TAAAAAAGGTTTAGAACCTTTTGCTAATTTTGTACGATGCGAACAAATGGGGATTACTACTACTGTAAAAGGCATGCTTGTACGAATGACAGATAAATTTTCCCGTCTTAGTACGTTTTCTGAAAGCGGTAGTTTTGAAGTCGCTGATGAAAAATTTGAAGATACTATTTTAGATATTATTAATTACAGTTGTTTATTAGCAGCGTACGTAAAATCTCACGGACCTTGCGACTGCGGTCCAAATGATTGCGGCGATACAGATTGCGAAAGGAACTCTTGAAGTTATGGATACTATACCTAATATACCGCTAGACCTTTTAAGAGATTTAGAACAACGCTTTCCTCATCAATGTCCTACTATATATATGTCTGAACGAGAAATATGGTGGAGATCCGGTCAACGTTCTGTTATTGATTTTTTAATTGAACACGCAAATCGACAAGAAGAAAAATAAAGGAGAATGCTTATGTGCGGAGGAGGAGGCACACCGCCACAACCCCCAGAACCCCCACGACCACCAGTAGCTCCGCCACCGGCTCCAGTAGCTCAATACATGGCGTCTAGCAGTCCTAGTGGTTCAGCGGTTTCGGCAACTGATCGTGCAGCGTTGCGAAAAAGTCGAGGAAAATACTCATTAATAATACCTTTATCCCCAAATGTTTCTGGTGGAGAAGGCGTTAACATTCCTACTTAGGATATATTATGAAACAATCAGCCCAGTCTTTATACAGTTATTTAGAAACTGAAAGACATAGTTATTTAATTAGAGCTAGAGATGCTTCTTTATTAACTATACCTACATTAGTACCTCCTGAAGGTTATTCTCATTCTACAGAATACGCCACCCCTTTCCAATCTTTAGGAGCCAAAGGCGTCAACAACCTTGCGGCTAACCTGTTATTAAGTTTATTACCTGCTAACGCGTCTTTCTTTAGGCTTGTACCTGATCAAAAGGTTTTACAAGAAATTGCTGGCATGGACGATGTACGTACAGAACTAGATGCAGCGTTAGGTGAAATGGAACGTATTTTAATGCAAGCCATTGAAATGAATGCTGTTCGAGTTGTTACGTTTGAAGCGTTAAAACATTTAATTGTAGCTGGTAATGCTTTGTTACATCAACCAGAAGATGGTAATTTACGTTTGTACAAATTAGATCAGTATTGTTTAAAACGTGATCCTAGTGGTAATGTGAAAAAAATTGTAATAAAAGAAGGGGTTTCTGCGTCAACTTTACCAGAAGAAGCTCAAGCAATTGCTGTACAAAACATGACAGAAACTCATGATGTAGTTGATTTATATACATCGGTGTGTTTAATGGATGACGGTACTTACGAAGTACACCAAGAAATTAATAAACAAATAATACCCGGAACACTTAGCACTTATTCTAAAAATACTTTACCTTACATTGCATTGCGAATGCATAGAACAGACGGTGAATCATACGGTCGTTCTTACGTTGAACAATTTATGGGCGATCTTAAATCCCTTGAAAGTTTGATGCAATCAATTGTAGAAGGTAGTGCGGCGGCGGCTAAGATTTTATTCCTTGTCAATCCTAATGGAGTAACTCGTGCAAGGACACTTGCCGAATCTCCTAACGGTGCTATACGTGAAGGAGTAGCAAATGATATATCGACGTTGCAACTTAACAAACAAGCGGATTTCGGTATTGCTTTTTCTACGATACAACAAATATCCGAAAGGCTTTCTTCTAGTTTTCTCCTTACCGAAAATACGATAAGACAAGCTGAACGAGTTACGGCGGAAGAAATTAGATTAGTAACTCAGGCAATAGAAAAACAATTAGGCGGTATTTATTCTGTACTTTCCCAAGAGTTTCAGCTACCGTTGATTCGTACATTAATGCATACATTAGAAGAAGAAGGTGCGTTTCCAAAATTACCTGAAAACACCGTTAGACCTTTAATTGTTACAGGTCTTGACGCTCTAGGTCGAGGTAATGATTTAAATAAACTTGATGTATTTTTAATGGGTATTGCTCAAACATTAGGACCAGATGCTATGATGCGTTACGTCAATGTTCGAGAATATATGGATCGTCGTGCGGCATCGCTTGGACTTGACACGGATGGCTTAATTAAGAGCGATGAACAAATTGCCCAAGAACAACAAGCAATGAATCAAGATCGACTTGTTGAACAATTTGGAAACCAAGCTCTTGATATAGCAAAGGATACATTAGTGGATCCGCAACAACAAGAGTAAAGGAAACTCATGGATAAAATTGAAATTAAACCCGAAGAAACTGGTCCTGTAGAGGAAACTAACGTTGAGCAAACAGAAGTATCGGAACGACCGGACTGGCTTGATCAAAAATTCAAATCCCCACAAGACTTACAAAATGCCTACAACGAATTACAATCAAAATTGGGGCAGCAATCTAGCGAAACCCCTACCGAATCTACAGAAGCCTCTGAACCACCAGCCAATATTGTTGCAAATGATACTTTTTTTGATCAATATCGTGAAGAGTTTACCCAAAATGGGCAACTAACTGATGAAAGTATTCAAGATATAGTAATGAAAAAAGGTATTCCTGAAGCGTTAGTTCGTCAGTATATTGACGGGTTTCAAGCGGTTCAAGAACGCGAAACAACTGCTACGTACAATCTAGTAGGTGGTAAAGAAAATTATGAACAAATGATTCAATGGGCGGGAGCTAATTGGAACGAAGCACAAATAACTGAATTTAATAATAATGTACAAAGTGGTGATCGTGCAAAAATTGATTTTGCTATGACTACTTTAAACTCCGCTTACAGTCTTGGTAATAATGTCAAAGGCAAAATGATTAAAGGCGAGACAGCATCTATATCTACAACTGCGTTTACGCATTTAGATCAGTTTAAAGCTGCCGTTAAAGATCCACGTTATAAGACTGACGCTTCTTATCGTCAAGAAGTTGAAGAACGTCTTAAAATTTCTAACATCATGTAAGGAGTAATATGATGAAACCCGGATATAAATCCACAGAATTTTGGCTCAGCACAGCGGCTTTAGTAATAGGTGCATGCGTTGCATCAGGTTATTTCCCTGTTGAGTCGTCCGTTGGACAAATGTTAGGCATGGCTATGTCAGGTCTAGCAGCACTTGGATATGGTGCTTCACGAACAGCTGTTAAGAAAAAACAAGTTGAAGAAGAAGCTAAATGGGAATCAGATTCCGAGGAAGCTTAATTGTCTTTTTTAATTAAACTTTTAACCTCGTTGTTTACGGCAACTTTGCCAAAAATTATGGAAAAAATAAATGAACCCACTATCGCCAAAGACGTTAAAAAAGTTCCTAAGCGTATTCGTAATGCTTGGGCTGATAGGGTGCGGAGGTTCAAGGGTCGTATTCGTCCCTGATAGTGGTAACAGTCTAGTTAGAATTGGTCCTGATGTAAAGGGCTATATCTATACTTGGGAAGAGTCCAACGGTTGGGTTCTTTCTAAAAATAAAGTGTACCTTCCTGAAGGTTGGTACGCTGGGTCAATGGATGTAGGGGAACACGAAGAGTAACTTACGTACTAACAAAAGTCCATTACGGTGGGTAACTTTACGTTAGGTGGTTATTGATAAGTATTCACAACTTCCGACACACTTTTTTATTATCAATAGTTAAATATAAAGGAAACTATTATGGCTAACGGTAACACAACCCCTACCCGTATAGGTCAAGATGGTCTTGATGGGTCTAGGGATACTTCGCAAAACGCGATGTTTTTACGTATGTTTTCTGGAGAGGTACTTACTACCTTTGAAGAAAACAATATTATGATGCCTTTAAATGTTACACGCACTATTCCTCATGGTAAGTCTGCTCAATTCCCAACTTCGGGCGTTGCTTCTGCACTTTACCATACTCCGGGAACTAACATTGCGGATTCCGACAACAGTTTGTTGTCCGAGCCTCTTGGTGGTGAGCGTCACATTTTCATCGACGGCATGCTTACAAGTTCTGTCTTCTTAGCAAACATAGATGAAGCTATGAACCATTACGATATTAGATCAATATACAGTAGAGAAGTCGGCATGGCGTTAGCTAATACTGCTGACAAAGCTATGCTACGAACTGTTATTGCAGCAGCTCGTACAAAACTTACACACTCTTCTGCATCACGAACTCGTGCTAACTCAATGGTTGGTAGTGCCGCAGGTGTTGAAACTTCTGCTTCTACTTTAATTGATGCTATCTTTGAAGGGGCACAGAAACTTGATGAACAAGATGTTCCTTCAAGCGATCGATATTGTGTAATTCCTCCAAGCATGTACTATCTATTAGTTAATGGTACAAACGCTATTAATCGTGACTTTGGTGGTTCTGGTTCTATTGAACGAGGTGAGCAAGCTCTTGAGATTGCTGGCATTACTGTTCTTAAATCTAATCATCTTCCTCC